TATCGTAGAAACGATGACAACGAATATTACATTTACTTCTCACGAGATACAGTTCGCAAAGCAAGTGAATTATTCTTTATAAACGGAAACCAAAACAACTCAACATTAGAGCATCAAGTTCCATTAACAGGTTTGAGTGTTGTTGAATCTTGGATTGTAGAAAGCGAAAAGGATAAGACAAGACACTACGATATGGAAGTTCCTGTTGGTACTTGGATGGTATCTATGAAAGTTTTAAATGATGATGTTTGGAATGACTACGTTAAAACAGGAAAAGTAAAAGGGTTCTCTATAGAAGGTTACTTTGCTGACAAAGCAGAAAGACCTAAAGACAAAACAATAAAAGACGATTTAGAAGAGGAAGCACAAGAGTTAGTAGAAGAGTTAAGACAAATGCTAAAGGGCGAACAACTTGAATCTTATGCTGACTATCCTGATGCAGTTTCTAACAACGCAAAAAGAGGTATTGAACTAAACGAAAAAGTAAACAACAAGTGTGCAACCCAAGTTGGTAAAGTAAGAGCGCAACAATTAGCAAAGAAAGAAGCGGTTACTGTTGAAACAATCAAAAGAATGTTTAGTTATCTATCAAGAGCAGAAGAGTATTACGATGAAGGAGATAGCGAAGCGTGTGGGACTATATCTTACTTATTGTGGGGAGGTAAAGCAGGATTACGTTGGGCAGGTTCTAAATTAAGAGAACTTGACTTATTAGAAGCATCTCTTAAAGAGCCTTGTCAATCAGGATATGAGATGATAGGGTTTAAAATTAAAAACGGTAGAAGAGTACCTAATTGCGTTCCAATTAAATGAGTAAAAACACAGCATACAGAGTCCACGTAGAAGATGTAGACCAATCAGTAGTAGACAATGTAAATATTGAAGATGGTGCAATGTTACGCACCGATGACTATTTATATATGGGTCATAACGATGAAAACGTAATTGTTTACCCACAAACAGGCGGTCTTAATTTAGGTTGGACAAGATATGATGATACATTCTACACAGGAGCAGATGATAACACTAAACTACTTTTAACAGATGGTGTTGAGGTTACCTTACCTAACAACGGTGGTAATATAATAAGAAGTCATCCAAGTTTAGACTTTTACGATGTATCTAATCAAAAGTTTGTAGGCTTAAATGAAAATGATGTTTATATGGTTACTGTTGTATATAAGAAGTCAGCAGCAAACGCAAATCAAACTCATATAGACTTTAAACTTACAGGTGCTGATGATTACGATAGAATTAATATGGCTTTAGGGTTTTACAAAGGAAACAATTCAACACAAAACTCCCATATAATGTTTCAGTATTATTTAGATGCAAATGCTTTAGAAAACGGTCTAACTCCAAAGATAACTTCAGATGGTGGAGATTCTAAAGTTTGGGATATTATCTTTTTTATATCAAGAACACAAAACGCAGGATAATGAGAAGAGAAAACAAAGATAGAAATCCAAGTCCACAAAACGACAGAAGAGGATGTTTGTGTAAAGATGGTAAAACCTATTCAAGAAAATGTTGTGATGGTAGTTTCCAAGCACAAGGAATAGGAAACATTACAGGAACAGAGTAAAAATATAACAAAGTGTTAAATAATTAATTGTATAAAAAAATACTTCTATGAAACCAAGCGTACAAAAAATAATTACCAAGTTAGCTAAAGAGAAAGAAAATAAAGTAGAATTAAGTGTTCCTGAAATATTGCGTTTTGCACAAGAAGTAGAAGAACTTTGGAAAAATGCAAATAAAAGCATAAATATAGAGGGAAAGAAAATGATTGACAGGGTTGTTCAAGATGTAAAACCTATGAATGAAGCTATACAAAAATTAAGAAAGGAAATTGAAGATTTTGAACGCAAAGCAGAAGCACTTGGTTTAGACAGAAAAACTATTGATAACGAAATTAGAAAAGGACAACAAGCGTTAAAAGGAGGATTTAAACAATCACAAGATTTAACACGCAGAATAGCAGAAATTAGAAACGCAATATTCTAAAAACACAACAACCTTACAAACAATTTATTGTAATAAATATGAAAGCGACAGATATGTTAAACAAAGTAAAAGAAGTTCTTGGAGTGGAACTAAATGAAGAAACCCAAGAAGTAAAATTAGCACAAGCTACTTTGGAAAACGGAACTGTTATTGAAAGTGAAAATTTCGCTGCAGGAAGTGAAGTGTTCATAGTAACAGATGACGAAAAAGTAGCACTACCTGTAGGCGAATACACTCTTGAAGATGGAGAAATCCTGAAAGTAGAAGAAGAAGGTATTATTGCATCTATAGGAGCAGCAGAAGAAGCACCTGAAGAGGAAGTAGAAGCTGCAGAAGAAGAAGAAATGGCATACGCAACAAAACAAGATTTAGCAGAAGTTAAAGAGATGATTGAAGAAATCAAATCTATGATTGAACCTAAAGAAGAAATGAGCGAAGAAGTTTCTGAAGAAGAAGTTAAGGAAGAGGTAAAGGAAGAGTTATCAGCAGAAGTACCTGTTGAAAAAGTAACTCACAATCCTGAAGCTGAAACTAAAAAGAATTTAAACCTATTTGCACAGAAAAGAAATATGACTACTGCAGATAAGGTAATGCAAAGAATTGCAAACATTAAAAAATAAACAAATAAATAATTAAAAATGCCAACAACAACAACTCAAAACGCAAGTGTTGCTTATAATGGAGAATTTGCAGGACAGTATATTTCTGCTGCTTTATTGAGTGCAAACACTATTGAAAACGGAGGGATTACTGTTAAACCTAACATTAAATTCCAAGAGGTAATAAAAACTATCTCTACTGATGACATCGTAAAAGATGCTTCTTGTGATTTTACAGCGACAAGTACTTTGACGTTAGATGAAAGAACTTTAACTCCTGAATATCAGCAAGTGAACTTACAACTATGTAAGAAAGACTTTCAAGATGATTGGGAAGCTATCTCTATGGGCTTTTCAGCACACGATACACTACCATCTAACTTTTCTGATTTCTTAATTTCTCACGTTGCTGCTAAAGTAGCACAGAGAACAGAAACTTCTATTTGGGGAGGTTCAACTGCAACAAGCGGACAATTTGATGGTCTTATGACTTTATTAACTGCTGATGCTAACCTACCAACAGGAAACGAAGTTGCAGGAACAACAGTAACTGCTTCTAACGTAATCACAGAGTTAGGAAAGATTGCTGATGCAGTTCCTTCTACTCTTTACGGAAGTGAAGACTTATCAATCTATATTTCTCAAAACGTAGCAAGAGCATACGTAAGAGCATTAGGGGGATTTGCTGCTGATGGAGTAGGTGCTGCAGGTACAAACTCTATGGGAACACAATGGTTTAACAACGGAGCATTAACTTTTGATGGTATCAAAATCTTTGTTGCTAACGGATTAGGTTCTAACCAAGCTATTGCTGCTGAAAAATCAAACATCTACTTCGGTACAGGATTACTTTCTGACCACAACGAAGTAAAAGTTATTGATATGGCTGACATTGATGGTTCTCAAAACGTAAGAGTCGTAATGAGATTTACCGCAGGTGTTCAATATGGTATTGTTGATGACATCGTAACTTACGGTATCACTAACTCTGCTAACGACTAATAAACAGATTAACTAACTAAAGAGGGTGGGTAAGCCGAGTATGTGCCTACCTACCCTTTTTTAATTTATAAAATATGGCTTGTGATTTAACACGTGGTAGAAAAGAACCCTGCAAAGATGTAGTTGGTGGTCTGAAAGCTGTTTACTTTACTGATTTTGGAGATTTCGGTACAGTAACTCAAACAGATGACGAAATTACTGATATGGATGGTACTTTTACTGCTTACAAATATGAACTAAAAGGAAATAGTAGCTTCGAACAAGCTATTACTTCAAGCCGTGAAAACGGAACGACTTTCTTTGAGCAAACTTTAAACCTTACGCTTAAAAAGCTGTCTAAAGAAGATAACAAAGAATTAAAGCTATTAGCATTTGGTAGACCACACGTTGCTGTTGAAGATTACAACGGTAATGTATTTGTTATGGGTCTTGAACACGGTGCTGAAGTAACAGGAGGTTCAATTTCTACAGGAGCAGCTATGGGAGACCTTTCAGGATATACCCTAACATTAGCAGCACAGGAATTACTACCTGCTAACTTTGTTGACAGTCCAACTGCTGCTGACCCATATGCAGGGATGGCAAGTGCAACTGTAACAGTTACAGAAGGAACAAACTCTTAAACCGAGTTTCATTTGATGAAGAGGGTGGCTATATGCTACCCTTTTTTATTATAACAAATTCAAAGTTTTTTTATTGTATAAATATGATTGTATTAGAAGAAAGTGCATCAGCACAAACTATTAATTTAATACCACGAAAGTTTACAAGTGGATATAGTTACAATGTTACAATAGTAAATGAAACTACAAATACAGAAGTACACAACGTAGATACTACATCTATAGTAGAACAACTGTATTATAATACTTACACAGCGGTGTTTGATTTAAAAGAAGATGTAAGCTATACGCTAACTATTAAAGAAGGTAGTGAGGTAATACACAAAGACAAAATCTTTTGTACTAATCAAGCAGACCTTACAGACTACACTATTAATAGTGGTGCTTTTATTTCTAACGATACAGATAACGAATTTATTACATTCTAATGGATAATTTACACATAGTTAATTTAGCATCTTACAATAGACCTAAAATATCTGAAGATAAAAACAGAGATTGGGTTGAGTATGGAGATGACAACGACTACTATTCTTATCTGATAGACCTTTACACTAATTCAACTACAAACCATTCTATTATAAATGGTATTAGTAATATGATTTATGGAAAAGGTCTTGATGCTTTAGATAGTAGTTCAAAACCTGATGAGTACGCTTCTATGCGTTCTATATTTTCTGACTCTTGTTTAAGAAAAGTAGTACTTGATTTAAAACTATTAGGAGAGGGTTCTTTTCAAGTGTTATATCAAAAAGGAGAAGTAGTAAAAGCAGAACACTTTCCAAGACAAACACTACGAGCAGAGAAATGTAACGAAGATGGACAAATAGAAGCATACTACTATCATCACGATTGGGCAAAAGTAAAGCGTAGTGATAAACCTCAACGTATAGCTGCTTTTGGATTTGGCAACGGTAACGAACCTGAAATTAAAATAGTAAAGAAATACGTTAGTGGATATGATTATTATTGTCCTGTAGATTATCAAGGTGGATTAGCTTACGCTGAATTAGAAAGCGAAGTAGCTGACTACTTAATTAACGATGTACAAAATGGATTTAGTGGTACGAAGGTAGTCAACTTTAATAATGGTGTTCCTGATAGAGAAAAGCAGATGCAGATTAAGTCTGATGTAATGCGTAAACTTACAGGAGCAAGAGGCGAAAAAGTAATTATAGCATTTAACAACAACGCAGAGTCTAAAACAACAGTTGACGATATTCCGTTAAATGATGCACCTCAACACTATGAGTACTTATCTAACGAGTGTTCAGCTAAACTAATAGTAGCACACAGGGTAACAAGTCCATTACTTTTAGGAATTAGAACAGAAAACAATGGTTTAGGGTCTAATGCAGACGAAATAAAGACCGCTGCGCTACTTTTTGACAACATAACCATAAAACCATACCAAGACCTATTAACGGACTGTATGGATGATATATTAGCAGTTAATGGTATTTCTCTTAAACTTTATTTTAAAACTTTACAACCTTTAGCGTTTATAGAAACAGACAACGCAATAACAGACGAAGCAAGAGAAGAAGAAACAGGAGTTAAAAACGAATTAACCTTATCTAAAGAGTTTGACGATGATAAGATGTTTGACTTACTTGATGAGTTTGGTGAGGAAGAAGATTTAGAGAATTGGGTATTAGTAGACGAAAGAGAAGTAGACTACGACCAAGAAGAAGCATTAGATAAAATGATTGGATTAGCTTCAACAGGAACTGCAAGACCTAACGCTACAAGCGAACAAGATGGTGAAGCAGACGATATGAAGTTTAAAGTACGTTATCAATATGCACCATTAAGAACACAATCTAATAGTAGAGAGTTTTGCAAACTAATGGTTGGTGCTAAAAAGATATACCGTAAAGAAGATGTAATGCAAATGAGTACAAGAGCAGTAAATGCAGGATTTGGAGAAAACGGAGCAGCTACTTACGATATATGGCTATATAAAGGCGGAGCAGCGTGTCATCATTTTTGGATGCGTAAGACCTATATGGCAGTAGATGTAAAACCTGATGCTACAAACCCAAATGCTGAAATAAGTGTGAACAAGGCAAAGAAAGAGGGATTTACTCCTGAAACTAACGACCCAAAGGTTGCTAAACGACCTATTGATATGCCTAATAAAGGATTTAAAAATAGATAAAAATGGCAGATGCACTATTCATAACAAGGAAAGATTTAGTAAAGTTTAGTTCTGTCAACGGTAGTGTAGACGGAGACAAGTTCTTACAGTATATTAAAATAGCACAAGATATACATATCCAAAACTATTTAGGAACTGACCTTTATAACAAGATTCAAGCTGATATTGTTGCAAGTAGTTTAACAGGAGACTATTTAGCACTTGTAAACGACCATATAAAGCCTATGCTGATACATTGGGCATTAGTTGAGTACTTACCCTTTGCAGCTTATACAATAGCTAATAAGGGCGTATTTAAGCACAGTTCAGAGAATGCTACAAACGTAGAAAAGAACGAAATAGATTTCTTAATAGAAAAAGAAAGAAACGTAGCACAGTATTATACTGATAGATTCATTAACTATATGAGTTTTGAGGCAAGTTCAAAGTTTCCTGAATACTACACAAATAGTAATGATGATGTATATCCTGATAAAGATGCAAGTTTTGAAGGATGGGTACTGTAAGATATAAACCAAAACAAGAGAATGTAAATAAGTTAAAACAGTATTTAGCTTATATAACAAAAACCAAAAAAAGTAATTGTATTAAATATGGCAAATAACATAAATTGGGGTAAGATATATTGTGATATGCTAACTAATGAAGGTTGGGGAGCAGATGCTGATTTTACAGTTGGCACATCTATACCTGATTTTTCTGCACCTACTTGTTGGACACTTGTAGATGCTTTTACCGTAGATACAACAGCTTATAGAACAGATACAACAAGTGTAACAACAGACCAAACACAAATTTAAAAAATGGCACAACAAGACATTATAATAGGAACTGCTGATGCAGGAAATGGGGATACTCTCTTTGCAGCGTTCACTAAAGTACAATCTAACTTTACAGAACTGTATTCAGACGATGCAGGAGATGTAGGTAGTGTAGATGGTGGAACAGGATTAGAAGTTGATACAACAACAGGAGATGTAACAGTAAGCGTTTCTGACAATGGTATAGACCACGCACAACTATCTAACTCTTATACAGCATTATCAGCTTTAGGTACAGGTTCATCTTTTGCTATCAACTTTGATTCAGCAGCAACTTTTACAGCAACGGCAGATAATGCAGCTACCCTAACAATGAGTAATGCTCAACAAGGTCAAGTAG